CTCAAGGAGAAGGAGCGGATGGTAGCCCTCCTGTGTGACTATGACAAACCAAAGATAAAGTGACGGTAAGGGGGCAGGGAGTTATCTTTGCCCCATCATCTTATTAAAACAGAGTGAAAATGGGGAATGAAGAGAAATTGCACAGGCTCAGCCGGGTGAGACCCACGGGTGGCCTGGACAGTGTGGCCCACAGCCGCATGACAAGGGCGGAGCGCAGAAGGGCGTGGAACGTGTTGCGCCAAGCGGAGCAGCACTGGCTGAACATGACCCGATTCCGCATGGAGCGCGAGAGGAACAAGAAGTACACTTACGGTGACCAGTGGAAGGACATCGTGGAGGTGAACGGCGTGAAGATGACGGAGGAGGACTATATCCGGAAGCAGGGTAACGTGCCGATGAAGAACAACCTTATCCGGAGAATGGTGAGAAACGTGCTGGGCGTGTACCGCAGCCAGGCGACGGAGCCGACATGTACGGCACGCGACCGCGACGAGCAGAAACTGGGCGAGACGATGTCGATCATCCTGCAGTGCAACATGGACAAGAACCGTATGAAGGAAGTGAACGCCCGGACGATGGAGGACTTTCTGATAGGCTCACTGGCCGTGCACAAGAAGTGGTATGGATGGCGCAACGGCGAGTTGGATTGCTGGACGGACTACGTAAACCCGAACAACTTCATCATCGATTCGAATATGCGCGATTTCAGAGGATGGGACGCGAGCTTTATCGGGGAGATACATGACGTAGCGTTTGAGACGCTGGTCTGCCAGTTTGCGAAGACGCCCGAGGATTACGAGCACCTGGCCGAGATTTACCGCTACACGCACGAAAGGGAACGCTTCTCGCAGACGTGGCAGCAGTTCGGCTTCCCGAGTATGAAGAACTTCGATTTCTACATACCTACGGACACCAGTCTTTGCAGAGTGTACGAGCTTTGGAGGAAGGAAACGAAGCCCCGCTTCCGCTGCCATGACTATAACAACGGCGACGTCTTCAAGATAGAGCTGGAGGATTATGACGAGATGGTGATAAAGGTGAACCGTGACCGACTGGAGCGCGGACGCTCCGCAGGCATGGACGATGACGACATTCCGATGATCGAGGCGGAGTGGTTTGTGGACGAGTACTGGTACTATTATTACCTGACACCGTTCGGAGACATCCTGGCTGAGGGCGAGACGCCCTACGAGCACAAGAGCCACCCGTACGTGTTCAAGGCATATCCGTTCATCGACGGAGAGATACACTCGTTTGTGTCGGACGTGGTGGACCAGCAGCGCTACACGAACCGCCTTATCACGCTTTACGACTGGATTATGCGTGCGAGTGCCAAGGGCGTGCTGCTCTTCCCGGAAGAATGCCTGCCGAAGGGTTTCAGCATAGACGACATTGCGGAGGAATGGAGCCAGTTCAACGGTGTTATCGCCATCAAGATGAAGGGCAACGACGCAAGCATCCTGCCGCGCCAGATTGCGAACAACTGCACGAACATCGGCATCACGGAATTGCTGAACATCCAGTTGAAGATGTTCGAGGATATATCCGGCGTGAACGGTGCGCTGCAGGGCAAGCCCGGATATTCGGGCATGAGCGCCGCGCTCTACAACCAGCAGACGCAGAACGCCACGACCTCGCTGCTTGACCTGCTTGAAAGTTTCTCACAGTTCCGTGTGGATTCTGCATACAAGGACGTGAAGAACATGCAGCAGTTCTATGATACAAAACGCGTGTTCAACATCGCCGGCAAGGCTGGCGCTCAGATTGAGTACGACCCGCAGAAGATACGCAATGTGGAGTTCGACCTTTCCATCACGGAGAGCACACAGACACCGGCTTACCGCGCCGTGGCCAACGACTTCCTGATGGAGATTTGGAAGCAGGGACAGATCAGCCTGGAGCAGATGTTACAGGTGGGCAGCTTCCCGTTTGCGGACGAACTGCTGCAGATGTTGAAGAGCCAGAAGGAACAGCTGGAACGTGGCGAGAAGCCGGACGCACTGCCGGAGAACCTGCGCAAGCAGATTCAGCAGAGCGCCGACATGAATGCCGTGCAGATGGGTTACAATGCGATAAAGGGTGGAATGGCCGCTTAAGGCGGTGCATGAAGCCTTCCCGTAAGGGCGTCCCTCAGAACGTGGCCTCGGTAACGGGGCGAAGGCGTTCTGAGGGACGCTTTGTCTTGCGGTTGGGGACGAACTGCGGGACGGGCATCTCGTTGAAGCAGACGTGGAGGCCGATGGCGCGCGTCATGAGAAGGTCATCGTGCTTGCCGATAATAGCCCCGAAGGCTCCGTTGGGCTTGCGCTCGTAGGTGTCGAACTCGTCGCAGCAGCGCGCGTCACGCTCGACATACTGCCCCTGGCGGATGACCTTGGTGAGTGTGGAGATGACCATGGGCTTGGTGCTGACGTTGGTGTGGAAGCCGTACCGGCGTGGGCGGCCCTCGCGGATGTCGGCCTCGGAGGGGCGGCGTGCGTACAGATTGGGATAGCAGTCCTTTATCTGGTTGAGGACGTAGGAGGACTGGTCTCCGTCAACCTGACGTTCGCGGTCGTGCGTCTCGAGGGTGTTGGATTCGATGACGAGCAGGGAGTTGTCGTAGAAGGAGGCTATCTGCGCAGCCTTCCAGGCAAGGATGTCGATGTCAGTGTGGCCATACCACTGCGCGACCACGGAGGGCTTGCCACCGTCGGCCATATAAAGACGGTCGAAGACGACGACTACGGACCAGTCCGCCTTGTTGGAGCGTCCGCCGATGTCGACAACAGTGAGGTAGCGGTCGGTGACGTGTTCCTCGTCGTCGGGCGTGTTAGGCTCTGGCATAGACCATATCCACAGCATCCCCTGGCTATCGGCATGGAAACGGATATTCTCAAGGGCTTCCTCCCCTTCATCGGCACGCGCCGTGACGTCACCGATGAAGTGCGGCGGACGGCAGGCTTGACGGAGATTCTGTACCTGCTGACGGTTGAATATCATGGAACCGGAATTGACGAAGGCTTCAAGGTCATCGGAGGGGAACTCGGAGGCCATGGAGGCGTGGGAATCACATCCGGAACGTTCGATGATATACCAGTTTATGGCCTCGAGTGTGGCGCCCTTGAGGAAGAGCGACCATAGATAGCTGCCTGATTCCTCGCGGTCGCTGGAAACGGACGTACCGTGACGTCCGGCGAAGAGACGGGCCGCGAACTCCTCACGCTGCGCCGGCGTGTCGAAGGGTATGGAGTACTGGTCGATGTCGAACCAGGAGATGAAGAGCGGGCTGTACTGCGACTGGCCGCGCTTGGCGCTGTCATACTCTGTCTGGAAGAAGTTGCCGGTGCCGTTGGCGGTGGATTCGAGTACGATCATGGTGTACGGCTTGTAGAGAATACCGTGAAGGGCGGAGCGGACAATATCCTGCGGCGTCTTGCCATCCGTCTTCTTCCAGATGCCCACCTCGGAGAGATGGACAAGATTGTAGTCTCCGCCTCGGCATGAATCGGGTCGCTCGGCAGTGCCTATCTTTATCTTGCAGTTGCGCTGGGGAACGCGGTGGATGGAGCCGGACTTTCCCACTCCGACCAGTTTGGGCTCGTCATCGGAGAAGGCTTCGCCCAAGCGGTGAAGCATGGAGGCCGGATAGCGGGTTATCATGCGGTCGAACATGTCCTTGATTTCATCGGAACCGGTGCCCTGGTGTGCGATGATAAGGGAATTGAGGCCCGTGCGGTGCACGAGCTGCAGCCATGCCATGTAGATTTGCGACGTGGTGGACCCGCCCCACTGACGTGCCTTGAGCAGGACGATACGGATAGGCTGTCCGGCAAGGCGGAAACGCTCGAGGCAGTCCACGAACTTGCGCTGTGGACGCGTGAGGCGGAAAAGGACATCGTCGCCTCCTCCCTTGTTTTTGATGTAGACAAAGAAGGCAGCCCAGAATGGAAAGTCGTGACGGATGCGCACGCGAATGAACTGCTCGACGACACGGAGACGGTCTTCGGGTGTGGGATTGGGGCGCCCGATGCTGGCCAGAAAACGGCTGACGCTGCCGTACTGACGGAGGAGGCGCACGAGGGGTACGCTGTCCATGGTGACGGGTATGTATTGCTCGCGTATGGGGAAATCGGTGATGCGCAAGATGGTGCGCTTGCCCACGGAGCCTTGCCCGGTGATGGGGTTGAAGGGTGCGTTGATGGCCCGCAGGCGCCGCTCGTTCTCGGCAATCACCTGCTGGAGGCTGCTATATTCTTTTGTCATTGTAATATCCTCGTTTGATTCGGTAAATGATTTCCTTGGCCGAGCCTGGTGACATATAGAAGCTGGGCGCCGGCTGGTGTATGACCTCGGAAACGATGTCGGAAAGTGGGCGGCGGGCGTCGGCGTCACGCAGGATGACGACACGGCGGTAGATTTCGCGGAACATCCGTTTCTTGCTCTCGCGCATACCGGTGAGCGGGCGGCCGTGCAGCATGGACGAAACGACGATGGCGGCCCGCTCCTCAGAAACCCAGAAGCGCGAGGACGGCATTTGGACGACGCGGCTGAAAATGTCGGTCATACGGATGTGGCGCGCCTGCAGCATCTGCACGCGGAAGGCCCGGAGGAGGTCGGTGTTGCGCTCGTGTGTGAACTCGAGTACGGATCCAAAGTATTTCATAGGCGGACGATGTGTGATGTTAATTTTAAGTTACAGGTATTCGTTTGCTTGGTTTGTCTTAACAAAGATAATGTTTTTGAGTAAAAAGATAAAATGGAGGTATGGAAACGGTATGTTACATTTGTGGATATTAAAATAGTCACTTTATATAATATTGACGTATATGGCTGATAATAACAATGTTAAAAGCAAGCGCGAGCGGACGCTGGAGCGTCTGCGGGCGAAGAGCCCTGACAAGCGCTTCGAGGACGACGAGGAGGTTTTCGGGCAAATCAACGATGATTACGATGATTACGACAACCAGCTGAACGGCTATAAGGACCGCGAGAGCAAGCTGGCCGGCATGTTTTCATCCGACCCGAGAAGCGCCCGTTTCGTGAGCGACTGGAGCAAGGGCGAGGACCCCGCGGTTGGCCTGGTGAGAAACTACGGCTTTGAAATCAAGGACATCATTGACGACCCGGACCGCCAGGAGGAGATGGCCAAGGCGAACCGCGAGTACGTGGAGCGTGTGGCCGAGAGCAAGAAACTCGACGAAGAGTACGAGAAGAACCTGAAAGCCTCGCTGGAGATGCTGGAGAAGCTGCAGAAGGACGAAGGCCTGACGGACGAAGAGATTGACGGAGCTATGAACCTGCTGATGGGTGTGGCCAAGGACGCCGTACTGGGCAAGTTCCAGGAAGAGAGCGTGCGCATGGCCATGAAGGCGCTGAATTATGAGCGTGACATGGGCATCGCAGGCGAGGAAGGCGAGATTAGGGGCCGTAACCGCAAGGTGGATGAGCAACTAAGACACCGCGAGAAGGGCGACGGCACTCCGCAGCTGAACGGACGCAACGGCCAGGCGAACAATCCGGAGAAGAAAAAGAGCACCATTTTCGACCTGGCCCGCGAGGCCATGTAAGGAGGGAGGAAAGTCAAAATGGACGGAGAGGCAGTCAAGTTTCCAAAGGAACGTGAAGTCAGCCCAGTGACGGGCACGGCCGGTGTGAGAGGACACGCCTTCGGCATGGCGGCCACGGTGAGCGCCCTGGCCGCGGCAAGCGGCGGCATCCATCCCGGAGGCCTGGTAACGACGGACACCAAGTGATTATTCAACATATCTATTCATTCATTTAAAATCCATTAATGTATGGCAGAAGTTTCTAATGCAAATAATGCGGTACCTGCGGGCGGAAGCGCTCCGCAGACTGCCACTGGCTCGGCCGGATTGGAATCCCAGGTACCCGGCCAGGCGTCTACGGTGAGCGGCGCTGCCGCAGCGACCGGCGGAGTTGGCCCCGGCCAGTTCGTCGAAACGGACATCGACGAGGAACTGTTTCAGTTCAAGAGCGATGAGACGCCTTTGACGCAGTTGGTGCTGAAGGCGAAGAAGGTGAAGGTAAGCTCACCTATTGTGGAACATTACCAGATTGACGAGCCGCGTTCCTCTGTGACCACGGACACCGAACTGGCAGGCGGCAACTCCACTCAGGCTGTATTGCCGTTGGTAAAGAACGACAGAGCCATCCCGCAGCCCTACGACACATTGGTAGTAAAGGGCGTGAGCGGCTATTCGGAAGACGGCCAGACGGAACTCCCGGGCCAAGACCTGATGCTGTTCGTGACAGGCCGCGACATGGTGACCGGAAATCCCATCGTACGCGCCACAAACGGCCCGAAGACAAACAAGACGGACCTGGAGTGTACCATTCCTACCATTCCGGCAGGCTCGACCATCGTGTTGCTGGTGAATGCGCTCTACGAGACACAGAAGGAGGTGAACCCCGACCTGATCATCCCGCAGCCTACGCTCATCTACGCACAGAAGCGCGGCATGAACCAGGTGGTTTCGGACTACTTCGAGGCGCAGAAGAAGCGCATCCCGTTTGCGCAGGCCTTGATTGCGGAGGCGCAAATCACAAACTTCAAGGTGAAGTCGAACCGTACGTTCTGGTGGAGCCAGCCCAACAAGTTCGTGGTGGACACCAAGCTGGGACCGCAGTTTGTGTATACCACAAAGGGTATCCGCTGGCAGTTTAAGAAGGAACTGCAGCACACCGGAAAATGGACTATCGAGGAACTGATTGCGCTGAGCAAGATGGCGTTCACCGGTGAGGACGTTCCGAATGAAGTGATCGGTTTGTGCGGCAAGAACTTCCTGGAGAATATCCAGTGCATTGATTTCTCGAAGCATCCGGAAATCCAGATTTCTGTAAAGACGAATGCGTTGGGCTGGAAGGTGACCAGTATCCATACGGTGTTTGGCGACATCGAGCTCAAGCACGACCCCGCGCTTGACCGCCTGCATTGCGCCAACTCGGCCGCCCTGATTGCGATGGACCGTTTGGTTCACTATGAATATTCCGCTGAGCACACCGACGAGGAACGCGTGGAAGGTGAAGAAGCAGCCCGCAAGGCTCTGATCGTGTGGGACGCTGTCGGCCTGAAAGGCTCGTGCCATATTTGGATTGACGGAGAGGGCGCCAAGACCGCAGACGGAGCCACTTCGTTTGTCATGTGGGATTCAGAGGAAGCTCCGGAGAATCCTTCGAGCGGCACGGTATATTACCTGCTGAGTGATTGCAAGGGCATCAACGCAAACGCCCTGAACGGCCAGATGTGGCAGTACAAGGACGGCGGCTGGGTTGAATACTCAGGCAGCATCACCGCTGAATAAGCCACAGTCTGTGACACGGTAAGTATATAAAGAATGTAGCAATCGCAAAGGCGGATGGAATGTGTGGACCGTCCGCCTTTGCTTCTTAAAACAAGTATGATTATGGAAAATAAAAGAGTGACTTATGCAGCCGTCGGCCTGATGGAGTTTGTGGCCAATGTGGCTATCGGGAAGGCGGTTTTGAGAGTGTCCTTCACGGGCGGCAGCATGACGCAGTATGGCATCACGCCGGCCACGTTCAGTACGAACAACCCCATTTACCAGCGGGCTATCGAGAACAGCGCCTACTTCAAGAACGGGCGTATCCAGAAGCTGCGCGAGGTGAAACTGGAAGGCGAGCCTCCTGTAAAGATTGCCCACAACCCCGAGAAGGCTGTGAAGCAGGAAGAGAAGGCGGACGAGAAGGACGGCAAGGAGGATGCGGCGGACGGGCAGGACGGCGGCAACGCCACTACAACCGAAGAGGCCGAGCTGCAGGCGCAGCTTGATGACGAGGGCGCGCACGAAGATGCGCCAGCTGACAACGCCGGCGAGGATGACGGCAATCCCGTTGAGGCGGAACCGGACGGTGAGGGTGCTGTAGAAGGCACCGGAATTGAGACCGTGGAAGTGGCCGAGCTGGACGATGCGGCGGAGTATCTTAAGGAGCACTTTGGCATTGCCAAGCGCAACGTACGCAGCAAGGAGGCGGCAGAGAAGGCCGGCGAAGCGAACGGCGTGAAGTTTGTGTGGGTATCCTAACGAAAGGGCTGGAGTATGGTGTACAATATCCATCGGATTCTGAAAGATGTGAGGGTGGCCGTGGACGAGAACGCGGAAGGCGGGCTGCTGCTGGAAAGCGGAGACATTGACACGCTGACGCTGGACGGGATTGTAAGGAGCAAGGTGCTGGAGGCTGTCAGACGTGTGGAAACGGTAGCACCTGTGCGCCTGCTGGATGGCGGGCACAACTTCGGCGAGGCGGTGTACTGGGGAACGATGGGCAGCGGATGGGTGTTGCTCCCCGACGATTTCATGCGGCTGCTGCTGTTCAGGATGGACGACTGGGAGCGCCCCGTGTACGAGGCTATCACTCCGTCCGACCCGGAATACGCCCTGCAGTCATCGCGCTTCAAGGGGCTGAGGGGCACCGCACAGAAGCCTGTGTGTGCGCTTGTGATGCGCGGCGAGGGCAAGACGCTGGAGTTCTACTCGTGCAAGAGCGAGGAGGCTGCGGTGACCGAGGCGGTGTACCTGCCCTACCCCAGCCTGGACGAGGATGACGGCGTGGAGATATGCGAGCGGTGCTACGAGGCTGTGGTATACACGGCGGCAGCGCTGGCCATGGCCGCCGTGGGGGACACGGAACGAAGCAATTTGTTTAACGGATTGGCTAAAAGCTTGATGGAATGAGTGTAACGAAGGTGACTAAGGTGGAGGGTGACTTGTCCGTGACAAGAAACATCCATGCGGGCGGCCACGTGAAGGCTGCCGGCAACATGTCGGTGAAGGGCAACCTGAAGGTGGAGGGCTGGCTGGACGCGGTGAACGTGAAGGGTCCGAACAAGGGCCTGTTCACCGACGTGAAGAGCCTGCGCGAGGCCTTCCCTATGCCGCATGACGGCTGGTGGGCGCTGGTGGGTTACTCGCTCCCCGCCGCCATCTATGTGGGTCAAGGCGGAGAGTGGGTGGCCACGGGTGGCGAGGGCGGACTGTCGACGAGCATCGAGGGAGCCATCAACTTCGGCGAGGGAGCCACGTTCGGCACCTACGACGAATCTCTTTACTCGGGCAGCGGCGCGGAGATTGACGCGGACGGCAACATGGAGGTGGAGAGCCTGAGGGTGCGTTCGGCCATCGAGGTGCCGAGCCTTACCGTGAAACGCTACGGGGCCCTCGAGGGCGACATGCTGCTTACGGAGACCGACGCCATAGACAGTGTGGAAAGCCTGGGAGACGGCTGTTACGGCCTGCACCTGCACGAGAAGTGGGACGGATACTTCACCGCCCAGGCGGTGAACAATGTGCTGAGAGGCATTATCTGCTCGCTGGACAGTGAAGGCGGCAGGTTCTACACCTCGTGGATGCGGGTGAACTCGGTGAACGCCGCGGCGAACTACATCGAGGTGACGCTGTACGCGGACGAGGAGACGCCGGCCGGGAGGAACTATCCGCCTTCCGAGAAGATGATGGTGGCCCGGTACGGCAACCAGACGGACGAGGCCCGGCAGAAGTGCATCTACCTCTCGAGTACGGATGGCTGCATAAGGAAACTGGTGAACGTAACCAAACCGATTACGGATTCGACCAACGAGGGCTTCAAGCTGGGCGATCCTCCCAGCTGGCTGAGGGGCGACATCCGCATCGTGACCGGACGTGACTACTTCTACTCCATGGGCGTAATCTGCCAGGACCTTATACAGATTGACTATAACGGGCAGCCGATACCCGTGTATGTGGATTGTGGCGAGTGGAAGGAGGGCGAGAGATACCACTTCCGCTCGTATGACGAGAACAACCGCTACGTCATATCGGATGTATGGCACAGGGGGTGCAAGTGGCGCTGCCAGAAGGACGGCACCACCGCGGAACCGGCCTGGAACAACACGGACTGGGCCATGAAGGAGGGCAACCCGAACTTCACGGTGGCCTTTGCCGAGGCGGAGCAGATTTATGACATTGACAACTTTGAGATGCCGCTTACGGTGGTGGCCACACTGTATAACACGGACGTGACGGACGACATCCTGGACTGCGACGTGGAGTGGACGCGCTACTCGGAGGACGCGGAGGGTAACCCGCGCACGGCGAGTGACGACGCATGGGCGGCGAAGCACGCCGACTGCGGGAAGGCTATCGTGATTACGATAGACGACCTGGATGCAAAGACCTCCTCGGGATTCCCGAAGAAGGTGCGCTTCACGGCCACGGTGACGCTGCGTGACGGCATGGGCAGCGAGGCGGCCACGGCCAGTGTGACAAAAGAAACGAATTAACAAAGACAGACATTATATGATTACACAGAGCAAACCCTTTAAATTCGACTTCACGCCGCTGACGGTGACTTGCACCGTGACGGTGGACAACACGGTGGGCGACGAACAGGTGTATAACTCCTATCTGGGACAGTATATTCCTGACTATACGGCCGTGCCGTTGAAGCTGCGTCCCGACGTGCGCGTGATAGACCAGGACGGCGTGCTGACAGCCGGCAGCGTGAACGGCAAGCTGGCGAACATCACCTGGACGGAGGTGATTGGCGGGACTTCAACCCTCATCACGGCAAGCAACGGGGACTATGAGATCGTGTCGGGCGACAAGGACAACGGCTGCATCCGCGTGAAGAAGAACGTGACGCCGGACACGACGCTGACGCTTAAGTTCTCCGCGGAATATACCGACACGCGCACGGGGCAGGTGTTCCAGGTACAGGGAAGCTACCTGCTGGCATGCAGTTCGTCGGCTCCAAGCTCGCCCACGCTGTCGCTGGACATCGACACTTCGCATCTCTACAACCCGCTGCGCGATGCGGACGAGGTGAAGGTGAAGGCGAACCTGTATGTGGACGGCGGCATCTGCCCTACGGCCAAGCGGCTGTTTGTGTGGGACCTGTCGCACGACGGGAAGACGTGGGAGGATGTGGGCGAGAGCGGCCTGCATTACTTCATCGAGGTGGCGAAAGACGGCACGTACTGCACCGTGAAGCAGTCGCTGATGGGCAGTAAGATGGTGCTGCGCTGCCGTGTGAGATACAGCGAGGCGGGCGACCCGTCGACGGTGGCGCTGACGGACAGTTGTCCGGCCAAGTCGGTGACATTCACGCGATATATCCCTGCCCTGCAGACGGAAATCGTGGGGGCGAGTGACCTGCCTCCAGCGGCTACGGAGATGGAGGTGGACCTGATAGTGACGGACAGCCAGGGTGTGGTGAGCAACTATCAGGAGGTATACCAGCCCGTATGGTACGGCAGCGCACAGACGGCTGCCGGGAACGCCACACCCACCAAGGTGATAGGCTACGGAGCCCCTTGCACGCTGCAGACTGACTTCATCAGCCAGGCATACGGCAGCGTAATCGGCGTGGAGCTGGTGGACCGCGGCCCGCTGACGGCCATCACGGACGAGAGCGGTAACCTGCTGACGGACGAGAAGGGCCTGATATTGGTATGTAACTAATGTGAAACTTTTAATATGACAGATTATGGCAATAACAGTTTATCACGCTAAGGTGAACAAGAAGGTATGGGAGTTCATGAACTTCCTGGTGAATGACAGATTCCAGTGCAAGGACGGCAACTTCATTCTGTGGCAGGCTGACCTGGTGAATATCGGCTCGAAGCTGGGCCTGACCATCGACAGCGACATCCGCACTTTCCTCGAGGAGGTGTGCGAGCAAATCGGCGCGGTACTGCTGACGCTGAAAGAGGCGAAGGAAGAGCAGGACGGCAAGGTGACACGTACGCTGCCCGTAGCCGAGGACGTGCGATTCCAGTTGGAAGGCAGCACGGGCAGCACTGCGGCGAAGGACGAGCCGGCCTCTGAGGAGGAAGTGTCCGGACAAGAGGACAGCTCTTCTGAGAGCGAGGAAGGCGATGCCGGACATAATACTGACAGCGTTGACAACGACGGCCACGAAGATGATCCGGCCACAGAAGAGCCGACAGGTGAAGAGCCGGCCGCGGAGGAAGGTGAAGAGCCTGACAAGGACGGAGAAGGCGTGACGGATGATGCGGACAGCAGTGTAACGGATGAGGAGGACAAGCAATGAGTACGAGTTCAGCGAGCAGACAGGTGAAGTTCTCGAAGAGTTCGGGCACTTACTTTACCTCCATCGTCAGCCAGAACGGCGACCTCTTCCAGGACTACGAGGAGAGAGCCGGCGAGATTGTGGTCACTCCGGACTACTCGGAACTGGAGCCCATCCTGGAGTTTGTGTGCATCTCATCGCGCACGGCGCTGGGCGAGCAGAGCTTTGACGACGCGCAGATACGCTGGTTCATGAACGACACGGAAATCAGTTTCTCAGGCGGCAAGTCCATCGGCGTGTACGCGGGGCTCTTCGAGAAGGTGAAGTCCAACGGGCGCCAGGCGTTGAAGATTGTAGACAACATAGCCAACGCAGCGGGCTACGCGGCGGCCACCATCAAGGCGATAGCCACGCTAATCATTGGCAACGAGAGCGACCAGCTGCAGGCCACGTATACCATTCCCATCGGCCAGAAGAGCGGAACGAGTTACAAGGTGACTATCGCCTCGGGCGACAGCAACAACTTTGTGATTACAAGCAAGACGGAATCGGCCACGAACAAGTGTGTGCTGAAAGCGCAGACTTATTTCAGCGGCAGCGTGATCGAGGATGTGAGCAGCCTGACATACAAGTGGTACAAGGCGGACGCTACAGTGGACGGCGGCTTCGCACTGATCCAGGGAGCGACCTCGCAGACGTACACGGTGAACGAGGCCGACATCGACACGTACGCCGAGTTCAAGGTGGAGGTGTACGCCAAGGGCGCCTCGACCGCGCTGGGCTCGGACGTGCAGGGCGTGATGGACGCCACGGACCCGTATATGGTACAGCCGAATCCGGACCCGACCACGGAAGAGATTGTAAGCGGCACGGGCGGCACGGTGACGTACACTCCGAAGATTGTGACACGCGGCGGTGAGGAACTGACACCCAACCCGCTGTTTGACTTCGTGGCGAACGACCCGAGCGGCAACTACCGCGGTCAGGCCACCAACGCCAAGAGCTTCACGGTGACGGAGGCGATGTGTAACGCGGGCGGCGGCACGGGTATCATTGTGGTAATGACCTCTAAAGAGTTTTGACCTATGGTATTCAGTGGAACGGCTTATGTGAATTTCCGCAAGGACGGCGACGACGGGGACGACGGGCGCGGCATAGCGGAGCAGATTACTTACTGGGCCATCAGCGCCAGCAGCGTGACGGCTCCCACGTATCCTTCGGACCCCGCCACGGCTCCGTCGACCTCGGTATGGAGCACGACGGCGCAGACGCCCACGGCGGCCAAGCCTTACGTATGGACGTACACGAGAATCCACTGGACCTCGGGCACGGCATGGACGATGACCACTCCGGCGGTGATTGCGCTGAGGGGCTATGACGGGGCAAGGCTGAGGGGCATCTACGCTTTCTCGAGCCTTGCGTCGAGTTACACACTGTATTCGGGTACCAACGGCGAGGAATGGTACGATGTGGTGAAGTACGGCTCGTATTATTGGAAGGTGGCTGTGACGGGCACGGTGAGCACGCTGGGCACGCCGTCGGCCAGCAACTCGAACTACAAGCAGTACACGACTTTTCAGTTCATGGCCACGAACTCGCTGGTAGCGGATTCCATCGTAATGGAAAAGAACGGCGTGGTGCTGTTCCGGGCAGAGGACGGGAATGTGGAGTGCAAGACGGGAGTGTTTGATAATGTGGAGGTAAGCGGAAATATCACAGCCAAGACACTGAACCTTGGCTTTGGAACCGGAGACACAGAGGCAGCCTCGCTTTTCTGTCTGCCTAACCTGGGCTCAGACGAACTCGTATTTCCGGCCTTAGAGGAAGGGTCTTCAAGAGAGTATACACTGTGGTATCCGGCAATGACCAGAAACCCTGGAGACAAAACGATTAAAGGAGCGGACAGTTCTGTGCTGTTTTACGAAAACCCGGCAGCGACAAATTCAGCGACCTCGTTGACAATAAGTAACGGAGTGATAAAAAAACTGATAGGGCTGAGATTTACAAACAACGCGAATACCTATTATATATTATGTGAGTAACCGATAAAATTATATCAAATTTAAGATGGACGAAAAAACTACAAATTTAGGAAACAAGCCGGTGGTAACCACCCTGGCCGACACACAGCGCGTGGTGCTGACAGACAGCAGCGGCGCACTCAACTCCATCACTGGAGATAATCTGAGAAGTTACATTCAGAACGGTATCAATCCGAATCTGATGTACGACAACATCCTCATCATGTATTACGACAGCGATGATTGGGCGCGCATGGTGCACCTGGACGCATGGCCCGCTCTGCAGGAGAAAGGCAAGCTGGCCATCGGTGTGGTGATTACCGAGGGTGACAAGAAACTGGTAGTGGCCACGCAGGGCACGCAGCTCTATTGGTCGAGCGCACAGGTGACAGCTGGCGGCAAGATGACGACGAGCCGACGCGAGGCTATTGCGGACTGGGCCGGCGAGGCGAACACGGCGGCACAAATCACTCACTCGGAGTGTGCGGACGTGGACTACGCTCCCGGATACTGCGCCAACTATTCCCGCGTGAACTCGGCGGGCTATGGTCTGAAAGCCGGCAAGTGGTGGCTGCCGTCGAGCGGCCAGCTGGACATGATATGGCGACATATCAACGGCCTGAACTATGCCCTCTCCCTTATCAATGACGCCGACCAAATTCCATGGGAATGGCACTGGTCCAGCACCGAGGACTCGGCGACGTACGCCTGGGGTCAGTATTTCGTCAGTTCGTACGGCAATCTGAGCTACAACGGTAAGGCCACGGGCAAGTATCGGGTTCGGCCGGTCTCCGCATATCAGTAAGCAGAGGACTGGCTTAAAACATTTTTCCCTTTTTCCTTCGCCCCTTTAAAGGGCGAAGGCCGGCCCCGTCCTTCAAGACGGGGCCTTTTCGTATTCATCCGGGAGGTCATCGTCCTGGATTTCGTCGGGGTACTGCGTGATGTCGAGCAACACGTTGTAGGCGTCGATTTCGGTGACTTCGACCACCGAGAAGACGCCGGAGAGGGCGCGGACAAGGTCCACCACCTCACTGTATTCTGAACTGTTTCTTAATAGCAATAGTTTCATAATGTCCTTTAATGTATAAGTAATCAAACAATCGTGATTCTATCCGGGAGAGGTACTTACGCCGCAAAGCATAGTTGTTGTGTTGGCGGAGAAAGCCCAGATAGGAGTTGAGGGACTGCACGGCATGGGTGATCTGCTCCATGGTGTAGGTGCGGTTGAGCGTGCGGACCGCATCGACGAACCCGCCGACGGTGCGGTTTGCGCAATACGAGCGTCCGGGCTTGACCACCGAGCCGGTGAACTTGACGCCCTTGCTGTAATGCTGCAAGTAAAACTTCTTCTCATTCAGCTTCAGGCCGAGGCACGCAAGATTTGCACGTATCAGAGGCACGGCGGAGAGCAGCACCTTCTTATCCTCATGAATCATATAGATGTCATCGACATAGCGGCCGTGGTAGGGTGTGATTCCGCTGATGAACCAGTCGATGTCGTTGAGGTAGTAGTTGGCGAATATCTGGCTGAACAGGTTGCCGATGGCGATACCCTTTCCTCGCTGGTTGCGGAAGAGGGTCTTGTGGTCGGGTAATTGGTCGAAGAGTTCCTGGCGGCTCTTCTTGATGCAATCAAACTGCGGTTCATGAAGGACGACGGTACGGCAAAGCCAGCGGAGGTCCTCCTTGTCCTCTCCTTGGTAGCGCTCGAGGACGAAGCGGTCTATCTTGTCGGCCATGATGGCCTTGTCGATGGACATGAAGAAGCCCTTCAAGTCCAGTTTCATGATCCAGCAGTCGCGGGTGTATCCCTGGGAACATTCCACGAGGTCTCGCTGCATCTGACGGACGCCGTAGAGCTGTCCCTTCCCCTTGCGACAGTTGAACGTGCGCGAGGAGAAGACCTGCTCGAAGAGCGGTTCGAGACGTAGGGCGATGTAGTGATGTATGACGCGGTCTCGAAACGAGGCAGCGAACACCTCACGCAGCCGCGGACGTGTGACGACGAAGCAGATGCTGCGGGTGGGACGGTATGTGCGGAGATTGACGCTTTCGGTCAGAGAGACGCATTGTTCCATCCAATTAAGCGTGAACTCCATGGCACTGGTAGTGCCCCGTTTGTGGCGGAGGCAATCCCTGTACGCGTCCACCATATCCATTAACTCTATCATAGCGATGCCTTATTTTGTGCGGAGACCGGCCGAACCCGATTCTTGTTCGTGGCCTTATTGTTGTTGTTCAGATTGCCGTTCGAACTGTCGAAATTCTGATTCCAGGCGTTCGTCGTCGAGTACTCGGTCAGTTGAGCCGATGTCTTGTTCTTCGGATTGAATGAATCCCTGGCTCCCATATCATAAGAAACGCTTTTCACGGTCAGCCCTGACCGGCCGTGCTTTGCTTGCCGTCCTTCGTATATCTCGATGCGAAGGAGTTTCGTAATGCGGTGGCCTGCTTGCCGATGCCGTCGAGCAGCCGTATGAGGTGCGCTGACTTGTTTCTTCCCTTTATCCATCCCTGCTCCACGGCCAGCGTGACGAGTACTGACAGCGTGTGCCAGTCCGCCAGGAGCGCGTCCATAAGGGCGACGGAACGTGGCGAGTTGGTTTGGTACGCTTCGGCGAAGAGGCGCAGCGCCTCGACGGAGAGTTCCTGCATCCGGGCACCGATGACGTAGCGGTGCGACTTCGGGAAATTGTCGGTGACGGATACCATCACCGCAAGTAGTTCGCGAAGGCGGTTGTAGAGCTGGGTATGGATAATTGTTTTTGTCATATTCATATTTATATAGCGGCGGTAAAGGTAGTGAAAATTTACGAGGCCCGGCGCATGGGAGCGGATAAATTTTTTAAGAAACGGGAATAAAGTTTTTTCATGCGGAAAAGTGGCGGAGTGAGCGGGATTGCGGACGAAGATAAAGCGGCGGGGCGGCTGGGATGGTGTATCTTAGCGTCCGAGGGTAAACGTTTATGTTTAGGGGCGTAGGAGTTTCCGGGCCGGAGGCCGGCTTCATCCAAAGGGTGGAGGCGCGGTGAGCCGGTCCGGAACTTTTTTCATGCCGTTGCGCACAAGATAAAGAGGGAATGGCGGCCGGCCCGCTATCTTTGCAGGTATATATAGGGATATAGGAATATGTTTAATCTGTAATTTTGATTTTTGGCTATGATTGGAATGTTGTTTGAGGGGTTTGACTTCGGCCCGCTGAGGGTGCATGCCGGCTGGTTGCTGCTGATTTACGCGGGGGTGTTGCTAAGCATGGTGATTGACCTGATAACGGGTGTGAGAAAGGCGAAGGCGGCCGGAGTGGCACGCACGAGCGAGGGTTACAAACGCTCTTGCGAGAAAGCCATCAAGTACTTCTTCCCGATGATGTGCCTGAGCTGTATCGACCTGATGGTGTCGACCCTGCTGCCGCTGCCGGTGATGACAATGGCGATGGGTGCCTTCAACATCTTCTGCGAATGGAAGAGTGTGATGGAGAAGACACACGAGAAGGAGGAGATGCGCAAGGCGGAACGCACGATGAGCATCGTGTTGGAGAACAAGGAGGAGCTGGCCGGGCTAATCTCGAAGATATTAAAGGAGGGACTGAAGGATGAGAGTACTGATTGACAACGGGCACGGCGAGAACACGCCGGGCAAGCGCAGTCCGGACGGACGGCTGCGGGAGTGCCTCTACGCACGCGAGATGGCGGACCGCGTGGTGGCCGGACTGAGAAGGCTGGGCATCGAGGCGGAGCGCATCGTGAAAGAGAGCGTGGATGTGGCGCTGAAGGAGCGCGTGCGGCGCGTGAATGAGGTGTGCCGCGAACTGGGCACGGCCAACGTGCTGCTGGTATCGATCCACTGCAACGCGGCCGGCAACGGCCAGGAGTGGATGAAGGCGAGAGGATGGAGCGCGTACACCACGAAGGGCGTGACGAAGGCGGACCGACTGGCCGACTGCCTCTACGAGGAGGCGGAGCGTGAGTTCGAGGGCCTGAGGATACGCAAGGACATGAGCGACGGCGACCCGGACTGGGAGGAGAACTTCTACATCCTGAAAAATACGAAGTGTCCCGCGGTGCTGACCGAGAACTTCTTCCAGGACAACGAGGAGGACGTGGCGTACCTGCTCTCTGACGAGGGCAAACAGGCGGTGACGGAAACCCACGTGAAGGGTATCGCCCGATATATCGACACCTTGAAATAGGTTCTACATTGTGTGTTTATAATAGTTAGTGTTTTATCAACCTTTAATTTGAACGGTTATGGGAAAGAAAAAGTTTGCTGTTTTGCTGCTTGGCCTGTTGGCCTGCTTTTTTGTAGGCGGCTACACGGGCATGTTTCTGACCAAACGCTCTCTGACGGAGAGCGGAGGTCCGCCCGGCGTGACGGTGGATACGCTGGTGTACACGGATACGGTAATCTTTCAGGCGCCCTCCCTGGCGGGGGTGACCCTGGCGGGCATACGGACGGTGACGCTGCCGCTTCCGCTGGTGATGACGGCCAGCGAGGCGGAGGATACCGCCGAAGGCTTGCACCGCTGCCTTGACGGCTGCGGGTCGGGAGGCGAGCCGCGATGTTGCACGGCATGGCCTGACAGTGTGACCGTGGAGGTGGAGACTGTGCAGAAGCATTACGAGGACAGTCTGTATGAAGCCTGGTTGAGCGGTCCCGGATGGGCGGAACTTGACAGCGTGAAGGTGAGGGCTCCCACCCGTGTGGTGACGGTGACCCGCACCGTGAACGGAACACGGCGCAAGCGATGGGGCATCGGCCTGCAGGCGGGCGCCGGATTGACTGGAAGGGGCTCGGCGGAGCCTTACCTTGGTGTGGGTGTGACCTATCAGCTTATCGGACTATGAACAGAGTGACACTGACCGTAGGGAAAGAAGACGTGATGGAAGGCGTGGCGATGACCACCAGTTACACGGGCGCGAAGATGGGCGACGGCGACAAGGAAGCCTACGACCGTATCTTCACGACGGACGAGGACGGAACGGTATTGGAGCGGTTCTGGACGGAGGCGTGCGAGGCGTGCAACGACCGGCTTAAGCCATTCATGGCGGCAGCCTGGGACGGGAGCGGCGACTACACGGCCACACTGGACCTGCCAGGCGCCTTCGACACGCTGTTGACGGGGAGCATCAGGAATGACCTGAGGGGATTCTTTGTCAACTACATCACGGGCCGGTGGTACGGCTTCACGAACAAGGGCGAGGCGGCGGCCTACACCGCCACGGCCGAGAGCCTGCTGGCCGACGCCCTGAGGAAGGTGTACTACAAGAAGAAGCCGGTAAGGACGGCACCCACAAAGAAAGAATGAGTTTGCGGGCGGGGAAGCGGCCCTTCCCCGCCCTTGTTTTTAACTATCAAAGAAAAAGATTATGGCAAAAACGAGTTTAAGCGTTACGCTGTACATGTCAGAACTGCTGTATGACGTGCAGAACAAGACCTTCCTGACGGGAAGAAGCCGCGACAACGGGCAGAACTTCGCCGAGGTGGCCCACATGCAGGCGAGCGGGGACGACGAGGACAACAACCAGATTCTGCGCTCGATAGGCAACGCCTTCAACGCCTTGAAGACGGATCTCTCGGAGTATCTGGACGAGACAAAAACCTCGACTTCCAACGTGCTCATCAGCGAAAGCGAGAATCTGACGCTGGCGTTCAAGATGCCGTCGAACTACAACCAGGCGGCCACGGATTCCATCTCGGCCTCGCTGCACAGTTACATCGTGAACAAGGCGGTGGCGGAATGGTTCAACATCACCGACAAGGCGGACGCCTCGGACTACCTGGCGCTGGCCGCAGAGAACCTGGAGCAGGCGAAGAAGGCGGTGTCGAAGCGCATACGCCCGACACACACTAAGGTGACGACCACTTAATTGAAGGGAGGGCGGCATGATTCATCAGTGCATACCACATGACCCGTGGCGCAGGCCCGGACCTCCTCCGCTGAGGACGGTGACGCTGCGCCTGAAAAGGGAGGAGTTGCTTTATGACATCACGAACTGCGCCTATGTGGAGGCGGACATCATGGACGTGAAGGAGGAACACCTGCGCCATCCTGTATATGACATCGGGGAGGACGGCAACGTGGACCGCGTAACGCGCGTGATGGACATCGCCTTTGACGAGTGCGTGGAGATGCTGTATCCGTACAGCAAGCGAGAGATGGACTGCGAGGAGGCGGACACGGACCAGAAGGTGACGGAGGTGTACGAGGTGGCGCTGCAGCTGCCGGAGACGTTCTCGCAGACGTCGGTGGACCTGCTGGCAAAGCTGGTGCACGAACGCATGGTGTGCCGCGTGCTGGCCGACTGGCTCTCGATCACGGACAAGGCCGCGGCCCGCGAGTGGGCGGAGAAGGCGGAGACCGCTGAAGAGAGTATCCGCAGCACGGTGAACATGCGGCGCGGACGGATAAGACGAAGGCTCTCGCCTTGGTAAGGGAAGAGTGAGAATATACAAAGGAAGGCAATGCGACTGGCGGTTGGCTTGGTGTCCGCCGGCGAAGCATTGCCTTCCCTTTTTTTTGTGTGCTCCGGTTATCTGGGGCGTGCGGTGTAACGCGGCTCGTACTGCACGGTAAGGCCGTGGATGTAGTCATCGGGCCGCAGGACGCCCGCCAGCATGAAGCGGAAATACTTGTACGGCGTTCCCCCGATGGCACTGAGATGATGGGTGGCGGAGGAGCGGACGGTGACCCAGTTGATGAGGTCGCGCGAGCCCTGCATGAGCACCTTGACGTTACCCGTGATGAAGCGGCCGCGCTGGATGGACGTCCATATACTCTTTAGCGTGTCCGGCGCATCGAGCTTGATGGGGCGTGTGAGCAGGAAGAAGGGCGTGGCGGTGGCGTCGGTCTGCGAGAGGTTGACGAGGGTGCCACCGGATGACATGACCAGCGCGTCAGGATAGGAGTTGATGCCGGAGGCTATCGTGCCCTGCATCATTCCCCACTGCTTGGAGCGGAAGGAGTAGACGTAGGAGTAGGGATAGGACGGGTTGTAGACAACGAGCCGCTGGCCGGTATAGTCATAGACCATGCGGCAGGAGGCGGCGTAGTCAATGAAGCGCACCGAGGCCAGCTCGCTGGCAGTGATGCCTGCCAGTGCGGCCACACGGGCCTCGACGCCATCGGACGCCACGGCGGTGACGGAGGCCATGTCGGCCGCATCAAGCACTTCGGTGGCGCACTTGCTGTCGGATCCGGAGAGGAGCATGACGCCGCGCGCGGTGGCGAAGAATACCACGTTGTCAACCTGCGTGACGCTGTCGGCCGAGAGGCAGACGTCCGCCGTGATGGGCTGCTTGCCGGAGTATCCTCCCGCGGAGTTGACCTCGAGCGCCCAGACGCCTTCGGTGGTGAAGGCGTAGAGGGGGAACTGGCCATACTGTCCCTGGGAGAGGGCGCGGGCGGCCGTGGATACGCAGATGATGCGTCCGGTGCCCACGGTGTTGATGCGCGAGGCAAGATAGAGGAAGGGATTGCCCACCTCGGAGGTGTACAGCTTGGAGGGCTGCTCGATGACGCGCTCGAGGGAACCGGCCGCGTCGGGGAGTACGGGCACGCGGGTGACAGGTAGCGTGTCGGGTGTCTGCCATCCGGCGAAGTAGAGGCTGCCGTTGAGCGTGTCGTGCGGGGTGAGCGGCACTTCGTAATCGTGGACGCCCTCCACATGGATAAGGGACTTGTAGGCGGAGGTGGAGGGATAGTAGAGGTAGAGGAGACGGTGGCGGTAGGTGGCCACGGCTCCGGCCTCGCAGACGGTGACAAGCTCGCGGCCGTCGCGCCGCTGGTAGATATAGACGGTGACGGGACTGGTGCCGTCATACCCGGTGCTTACCTGCAGGTCGCTTACCCACTCCTGCCCGTCTCTCTCATCGTCGGACACTGCCTGCCAGTATCCTTTGTCCACGAGTTCGGTGAAGCCGTCGGAATGGCAGAAGAGGGTGCCGCCGTGATAGCCTTCGAACACGCGCTTGCTGACGTTGGCCAGGTTCATGCGCTGGTTGTAGGGGAAGCAGTATCCGGGCAGCAGCTCGTCGTGGCTGTCGTAGTCATCGGTCATGAGCGTGCGGGTGACGAGGGCGGGCAGGTAGTTGTCCGCAATGTCAATCAGGGTGCGCTCGGTGGTGAGGTTGGCCACATCAATGCTCTTAAGCAGGTAGAAGAGACCGCAGGAGCGGATGTCGTCCGCCACGTCCTCGGCTTCCTTCTCGGGCAGGGCGATGGCCATGGAGGGCATGGTGGAGCCCACGTATCCATTCGTCTCGCGCTCCCAGGCCTCCTGGAAGGTGTACTCGCGGTATCGTGCCTTCATGCCGGAGAGTAGGCAGACGCTGACGGCGTCGATGTCGGATGTCTTGATGAAGCTCTGACACTGGCCGCTCTGGTCGAAGGTGTAGACGGGCTTGCTGATGTAGATGTCGACGGCGGTGATGATGTCGCTCCACTGCTTGAGTGTGGTGAGAGCCTCCTCGCTGAGCACGGCGTAGTCCAGCGAGTGGACGAGCGCGGACACCTTGGCGGAGCATCCCTCGTTTTTGAGGGTGGCGCCTTGGATCATGACGACGGGGGCGGGCCCGGTGGTGGCCAGCATGAGCACGGGGGCGGAATGACGGGTGAGCGTGCCGTCGTAGAGGCGGTAGGCGTAACGCACCAGGAAGGGGAAGATGAACTTGCCCGAGCCGGTGGCTTCCTCGGCGATAAACTTGTTCACCTTGGCGAGCACCTGGGCGGTGATGGCGGTCTTGTTGTCGTCGGAAAACTCCACTCCGGCGCCCAGGGCCGCGGTGAGTATCTTGTCATAAGTGACGTCGAACCAGTCGGTATGCCTCTCCTTGGACTGGAGGCCGAAGGAGACGGGCAGTTCGGGCATGGAGGTGCCCAGATGGGTGTAAGCCTGCTCGGTGGGCTTCCAAAGGTAGTAGTGAACACCATCGGCGGTGACAATCATCAGGGTGTTGCCGATGGAGGTGACGCCGGTGGCTTCCTCGCCGACGCCATTCAACGGGGTGAGGGCGCGGGCGGCGGCGCCTGACTGGGTATAGTCGGCCGTGGCGTCGAGCCAGGCGTAGGTCACCGTGGCGCTGTCGGCCGAAGAACGGGTGAGCACGATGTAATGGCGGTACGACGTGCCGGCATGGATATACACCACGCTGTTCCCCGCTCCCAGGTTGAAGAGGGCGCGGGGCGCGGCGACGGGACGCAACGATCCGTCCTCGCTGAGCAGGTTGACGGACTGTTCCAACTGCCCGTCCGGACACTGGTAGCCGGAGGGCTGCGCGGCAAGGCCGCTGTACTGAATGTCTTTTGTCATCATAAGGCTTTGTGTGTGATGATGGGTACCATGACACCGAACGCGGGGTGTGTGACGGCCTGCCCGCAGGCGAAACGGGCCTCGGCGGGCTCCTTCCCGGACACGGCGGCCGCGCGCAGCATGGCGGCGGAGAGGCCGACGGAGTAGGCACGGAAGTTGCGGGCCCCATGCTTGGTGGGAATGCAGACGGCCTGATGGCGACCCATGGCACGCCCGGACCGCACGCGCACGAAGAGATAATATTCATCGTCCTCGACGGCGATGTCGAGCACGTCTCCTGGCGTGATGGCGAGCAGCCGTGCCACGCGTGAGGTGATGTCTATCTTCCCGCTCCGGAAGAAGGAGATGTCGGGGCGTCGGGTTGTTTCCTGCAAGATGGTGGTCATAATTTACAGATGCGTTAATGGTGTATGGTACCTTTCGGTTGTTACTTTGTCTGATTCTTTCTTAAAAGGGCAACATAGCCTGGAAAATTATTCACTTCCCGGGCAACATCGCCACGGAAAATATTCACTCGGTGAACGCCTGTTGCGAGGAGGGCTCTCCGGGGTGGTCCGCCTCGTCGTAGTTGAGGCTGCGGGCCATGTCCTCGGCATCCTCACGGTTCAGGGCGCTGTCGTGTGCGGAGTATGACCGGATGAAGATGCTGTCGGCCGGCTTGCCTCCGAGCTTGTCCACACGCATGACGACGTTCCACGTGCGGCCGCCTCCATACTCGACGGCGTAATGGCGCGGGCCGAGTTTGAGGCCGTTGTATTCGTTGCGCAGGGCGCGGAGGTCGTACTGCAGGTGGCGGTTGCGGGCGGAGAGGATCACGAGGCGTGAACGCAGGCCCTTGATAATGGCCGCCTCCATCACACAGGAGAAGGCGAGCAGGAGCAGAAGGGCGAATAATGTGTTAACTGTTGTTGCCATCATGTTGATACGGGTTTTATCGGCGCGAGGCGCCGGTGAGTTCTAAAATATTGTATGTCTTGAAGCGGTCGGTGAGGCGGCCGTAGCCGTCGGCGAAGGCTTCCTTCATCTCCTTTACGGTGAGGTTGGTGGTGACGTGGCCGTATAGTCCGAACTGGGTCCAGATTTCGTTGCGGGCGTGCAGGAACTCCTCGGTGAGCACCTTGGTGTCCATGCCGTAGAAGGGCTTGGAGGGTATGCCGATGTCGTTGAGGCAGATGTTGACGGGCTTGCACTGGAAGCCGCGGTTTTCTTCCTCGTTAAACGTGTAGCGGTCGAGGTTGTTGTGGATGGAGTAGTAATTGACCATCTGGGTGACCGAGAGGTTGTGGAAGAAGTTGGGGTTGCAGGTGCGGCGCAGGTACTCGCTGAATATCTGCATGAGGACGGTCTTGCCGGTGCCTACGTCGCCGCGCAACAGGAGGTTCTTGTGCAGCTTGTAGCGCTTGTCGGGGAAGACTTCCTCGGCCAGCTGGCAGTCGTTGAAGTAGTAGAGCAGGAACCGGAAGAGGTCGCGGTTGCGGTCGTCGATGACGAGCTGGCGGCGCTGCGGGGCGAGCACGAGCTTGTTGGCGATGTCCACCACCAGGCGGGCATGCCGCTCGTAGACGGCGGGGTCCGTCAGGTCGGGGAACACGCTTTGGCGGTTGCGGGCAAAGTTGTCCACGGATCGTGCGATGTCGGCGAGTGTGGGTGTGTCAGTGTACATGGTAATGCATTCTGTTTTTAATGTTGTCAAAGTATTGATGTTTTTCTCTCTCAGTAGTCCACGCCTCCGAAGTCTGTGTCGGTGCCGTCCGCTCCATCAGGCGCGGCACCGTCGCCGGACACGGCGGGACGTGCGGCCGGCGTCTTGCCCGTCCTTCCGGCAGGCGGCGAGGCCTGTTGGCGCGCGTTGAGCCAGTTGACGAAGTGCCGCTTGGCGTCGGTGAGTGACTGGTGCGAGGATTCGATGCAGCGGCAGTGCAGCTTGAACTTGGCAAGCAACCCGGCGAGCTGCGCGGGCGTGAGCTGGAAGCGCATGCACACGGGCTCGTACCACACGGCATCATCCTGCAGGGCCTGTATGGTGGCGTCGAGCGAGGCGGGAGCCAGGGGCGGCTGCTTGGACTTGGCGGGCACTTCGCGGTCCAGGATGACGGGACAGACGGGGCTGGCGTCCGGCTCTTCGCCGGATGATCCCTCATCGGAGGGTTGCGGCTCTTCGTGAAATGATCCGTCCGGAGCCTGGGGCGCGGCGGGCTCGGCGTCCTGGGACGCGGGGTCCTGTGGCTTGGCCGCATCGGTGCGGTGTTTGGCCGGGCGGCCACGGTGCCGTTTCTCCCCTGCCCCTCCGGCGGGTGCCGCGGGCAGTACGCTGTCAGTGTCCTCGGGGTCTTCGTCGTCGAGCAGGTTGTACTCGCTGATGAAGCAGCGCCGGCGGGTGGCCTGGCTGAGTATGCGCTTGTAGCGCGACTGGATGCCGGCGGAAGTGAGCACGTTGTGCTCCTCGAAGAGCGCGCGGTCAAAGAGGCCGACGGTGAGGCAGCATTCCAGCACGGCGAAGATGTAGTCCTCGTCGAATCCGGTGATTTCGGAGCAGACAAAGGGCAGGTCGGCATCCCACTCCATGTAATAGCCGTTACGGTAGACGCAGCTCAGGAGGTAGGCGTAAACGGTGATTGCCCTGCCTCCCTGGTACTTCACGAGTTTCCGCACCTTGAGGTCGTAAAAGAGGTCCGTGTCGAACGGGAAGTATTCAAGTCCTTGTTTCTTATGACGTCCCATGATAATCTTTTGTTTTTGAACGTGAATGAATGTTACAGTTGCTCGGTGATGGTAAACTCGATGCGGGGGTTGGCCTTGTCAATGAACTTGCGGGCACGGAGCTCGGCGCAGAGGCGGTCGTTCTTGATGGCCCGGCACGCCTGCAGGCAGTCAAGCACGGTCTTCATGGCGTTGTCGAGGTCGGGCCTGTCGGAGGCGTAGTAGACGTCGACACTGAGCTTGAAGCGCGTGTCTATCATGCGGCCGCGCAGGCGGCACTGCAGGAAGAAGGCTTCCTCGTACTTCCTGAGGGCAGCCGTCTTGGCAAGGCTGCCGTGACCGCATGTGGTGATGATGCGGTAACAGTTGCTCTTGGAAGGCGGCTGCCCGTAGATGACTTGGACGGCCCGGGGTTCATTGGGGGTTGGATTCGTCGCTGTCATTTGCCAAGGGTTTATAATCGAAGTATTCGAGGATGGGTGTCTCGGCCACGGAGAGCAGCTCGTAATCGGTGATGCTGTCGCTGAGCTCGGCCTTCAACCGTTGTACGGCGAGGAGGAAGTTACGGGCCTGGCAGAACATGCACATGGGGGCGCGTTTCTCGGCGCCGGTCTTCTCGTCGACGGTGACCACGGCGACCTTCACCTTGTAGAACTTGTACTCGGTGACCATGGGGTCTCCGGCGTCTTCGTCGCGGTCGGCCGAGGTGTGGAGGGTTGCCGCCATCGCATAGAGGGGATCGATGAATATTTCGGCGGCCTTCACCTTGGTGATGCCCTGAATCTTGTAATCGCCGTCGATATAACGGCACACTTCGTCGATGACGCGGGCCTCGGCCTCGGTGAACGAGAGGGCGTTGATGAGATACTGTTCGGTGGCGGGCTTCGACACTCCGCTGGGCAGGATGGTGTTGAGCGCGATGGTGACGATGAAATAACTGTTCTGTTTCATGGTTTCTTTTTTTTTGTCGTTTGACGCTAATGGGTTTACTCTTCCTTGAAAGCCTGGCGCAGGGCGTCGGATGGCTTGAAACGTACCACGCGGGTGGCGGGCAGTGTGATGGGCTCGCCGGTGGCGAGGTTGCGGCCCACGCGCTGGGCGCGGTGGCTTACCTTGAACTGGCCGAAGCCGCGCAGGGTGACGGATTCTCCGGCAAGGAACGCCTCGCAGAGGATTTCCGACAGGCCGTTGACGGCATGGATGGCTTGCGAGGGTGTGAGCGGCGTGCGCTCCACGAGTTTTTGTACAAGTTCTGCTTTCTTCATTTTCTTTGAACTGTTTAAAGGGTTTGAATTTCTTGTGACTGGGTATCGCCGGCGGCGCCTTGCGGGGCGCCTTCGATGGAGAGAGGCGACAGGCCGGGCTCCTGCTCCCGGCTCTCGGCCAGGAACTGGGCGACCAGCTCGTCGAAGTACTTGCTGTCATTGGGTATGTCGTCATCGCTGGCCATGATCTGGCTGGCGACGGTCTTCTTGCGGTGTATGATGGCGTAGAGGACGCTGTCGATGGTGCCACGTCCCAGGAGGTAGTAGCAGGTGACGTTGTCCTTCTGCCCGATACGGTGGGCGCGGTCCTCGCACTGGCAGCAGTCGGCGTAGGTCCACGGCAGCTCGATGAAGGCGACGTTGCTGGAGGCGGTGAGCGTGAGGCCCACGCCGGCGGCCTTGATGGAGCAGATGATCAGCCGGGCGCGTCCGCTCTGGAAGTCGTCCACGGCGGCCTGCTTGTCGGTCATCGTGTCGCGTCCGGTGACGGTGACGGCGTCGGGGAAGGCCTTCGTGAGCTCGTCCACTATCTCGTGGAGGGAGCAGAAGACGATGAGCGGGTTGCCGGCTCCGAGGAACGTACGGATAAAATCCACGGCCTGCTTCACCTTTCCCTTGGCGGCCAGCGAGCGGAGCGTCATGAACCGCACGAGGGCCTCCATGCGCATCTTGCGCCGCACCTCCCGGTCATCGCACCCGGCGTAGAGGCGGAGGTAGGCGGCCAGGTCGGCGGCGGCCAGGTCGTACTCCTCGCGGTTGGCTATCTCCACAAAGAGGTCGGTGCGCGTCTTGGCGGGCAGCTGCGTGAGTACCTTGGCCTTCTGGCGGCGTATCATGCAGCGCTCGTAGAGGAGGCGCGAGAGGGCGGAGAGGTCGGCTCCGTCGCCGTCGAAGTCGGCCATGAAGCGGGCGCGGCCTCCGAACTCCTTCAGGCGGTCCATGATGGAGAGCTGGGCCACGAGGTCCTCGGCCTTGTTGACCACGGGCGTACCGCTGAGCATGATGACGTATTCCTTGCCCGTGGCGATGCCCTTGGTGAAGATGGTCTGCTGGGCCTGGGGGTCCTTGACGCGGTGGCACTCGTCGATGATGACGGAGCGGAACAGGCTGACGGCGTCCGAGAAGACCACGTCGCGCAGGCGGAACTCGCGGGACCCTTCGGTATGGATGTCCCATACGAAGTACTTGCGCAGGGATTCGTAGTTGACCACGGCGGCCTGGTACATGCCCATGCGCAGCAGGTAGGGGAAGCTGGAGCGCGTGGCGTTGTCGAGCACCAGGGCGCGCACTCCGGTGAACTTCTCTATCTCGCGCTGCCAGTTGATCTTGAGCGACGAGGGGCAGATGACGAGCAGGGGCCAGGCGCCGGCGGCGTTGACCACGCCCACGCTCTGGAGGGTCTTGCCCAGTCCCGGCTCGTCGCCGATGAACAGGCGCTTCCACTCCAGGCCGCGGCGTATGCCTTCCACCTGGTAGGGGTAGGGTTCCACCCGCAGGCTATGCTTTATTTCGAGGTCGTTCATCATACTTCCATCCGTTGAGTTCGTAGACGCGGCGGCGGGCGGCCTCTCGGTCGTAATAGGCGGGCTCGCCGGGGACGGGCTCGCTGCTGCTGCCGAAGGCGCTGGCCTCGGTGCAGACGTAGATGCGGTAGGCTTTTCCGCGTGGGCTGTAATGGTATTCTCCTTTTTTCATGATTCGGGGGTGTTAGTGGGGTTGAACGGATTGAGGCACCAGTACTGGAAGGCCAGTTCCTCGTATTTCTCGCGGCCCCGGGTGTAGACGGGGTCATCGCGGCGGATGAACTTCTTGAACACGCGGAAGTTCTTCTTGCTGATGGCGTAGATGAAGTCGCGGTCGGAGCCGGCGATGTCCATGTACCAGGCGCGGGAGCGGTCCCAGTCGAAGAAGTCGACGGCCTCGTCGAACTGCCGCTGGCTCTCGGCGAAGGTGGTCTTGAGGTCGCCACCGAAGCCGGCGGGCAGCCACCAGTCCCACTTGCAGCGGGTGTCGAGGCGGAACTGGTACTGGCAGTACTGGAAGGCCTGGCCCTGGTTGGCCATGTGACGTTGTGTGTCGGCCTGGTCGAGCACGAGGGCCAGGAACGTGTCCTTACGGGCCTCGGCGCGCAGGCTGCGCCACATCTCCATGGCGCGGCCGAACTCCTCGGGGGTGTAGGCCTGGCCGTCGACGGTGCGCTCGTAGTGGTTCACGCGGGCGGGCTCGGTGATGATGGCGTCGACGAGCGACCCGAAGCGGAAGGCCTGCTCGCGGTCTCCGTACTGCAGGCGGGGATGGAGCAGGTTCTTCAGCTCGGTGAGGTCGGAGTTGCTGACCTCGGGTCTCTGGTAGTATGAATCGGGATTGGTCATCATGGCTCACAGTGCTTTTGTCTCTTCCACGTAACGCACGGCGGGGTGCGAGATGGTGCGGGGGTTGTCCTTGTTGTTGGCCAGGCGCTCCACGAAGGTGACTTGCTTCTTGAAGCACTTGGCCAGTTCCTCCAGGCTCAGGCGGCATCCTTCCTCTTCCCACCAAAGGGAGAAGACGGCGGCGTATCCCTGGGGCGTGAGGGGCTCCACGCGGAGCTTCACGCTCACCTTGGGCTGGGCGCCCGCGGCCTGTATCTCGGCCTGTGCGAAGGAGGCGTCGAGGGCGGCCTGGCTGTCGGCCACGCGCTTGGCGGCGGCTTCCTCGGCCTCGCGCCGCTGGCGTGCCTGTTCGGCGCGGGCGGCTTCCTCAGCCTCGCGGGCCTTCATCTCGGCCTGCAGCCGGGCGGCTTCCTCGGCGGAGGCCTTGGCGATGCGCTCCAGTTCGGCCCGCTTGGAGGGCAGTGTCAGGAGCAGCTCGTCGCGGGTGGCGGACACCTCGTTGGCGTAACGTTCGGCAAAGAGGGGCATGTTCTCGCGGAGGGACGCCTGGCGGATGGCTCCGAGCTCGTCAGGGGTGAGGGAGGCGGGCAGGCGCACCGAGGAGGGCGGGTTGAAGCCGGCGAGTTCCACGGTCACGCCGTTGATGCCCTTGAGCACGGCGTCGAAGGTATCGAGGGTGATGCCGGCGGCCAGTGTCTGCAGGCCGTTGAGCGTGGCGTTGAGCTGGCGGTTGAAGGAGGCGAGGTAGTCGGCGTCGCAGTCGGCGCGGTACTGGCGCATGGAGGATTCGCGCTGCTGGCGAAGGCTCTCTTCCTGGCGGATGCGTTCGGCCTCGGCCCGCTGGCGGGCGGCGTACTCGTTGCGCATCACCTGCAGCTGGTAAGGCACGGAGCCTCGCTTGGCGGGGTCGCAGTCTGCCTCCATGGCGGTGAAGGCGGAGCGGAACTGGTCGAAGAGTTTGGTGATGGGCGAGCGGGCGTCGTTCATCTTCTTGACGGTGCGGCGCGCCTTCTCGATGTAGTGGGCGGCCTGCTGGTCGAGTTCGGGGGTGAGCCCGCCGGCGGCGCTGATGGCGTCGAGCAGGTTGCGGCCGGCGGCCAGGCAGCCGGTGTGTGACTTGTCGCAGATGTCGTAGGCCTGGGGGGCGGAGGTGACGACCATCTGTACGTTCTCGGGGCGGAAGACCGCCACTTCTGTAGTGCTGGGGTTCAAAGCATTGTCCATGATTCGTATGTTTTTTGGGTTGATTGTTGATTGTTTCCTGTTGTCTGCCTTCGGACGTTCTCTCCGTCAGAAGGCCTCGTCGTCATCGGCGGCGGGCTGCACGGTCACTCCGGCGCTGGGCTGGCGTGGCGGGCAGAAGTCGTCGGGCTTGGGGGCGGGCGTCTGTGAATCCACTCCGGGCGCCTGGGGCTGGAAGCCGGCGGGCTGGGCGGGGGTGTCGGGGATGCCTGCGTAGGGGTCGAGGTCGTCCTGCGGCTGTCCGGCCACGCTGGTCTCGAGCTGTGTGCCGCGGCCTATGTTGAGCTTGGGGTAGCTCTTGAAGGCGTGCTTGATGCACTTGGCGGCGAGGAACGAGGGGTCGATGCTGCCGTCGTTGCTGGTGTAGAGCTCGTTGGGTTTCTCCACGCGCTGGCCGGAGCGGTCGGTGTAGGCGTTGTTCTTGGCGGAGTAGCCCGAGAGGCGCACCCAGTCGGCCTCGGTCATCACGGCGTAGTCGGTGGAGCCGTCTATGCGGGTGATCTTCATGAAGCAGGCGATGATGCGGTTGCTCTGACGGGGGATGCGGCTCATGAAGCTGACGAACTTGCGGCCGTCGCGCTCGCCGAAGCTGAACTCGTCGCCCTCGTACACGATGACGGGGTTGTCGGCATGGAGGATCTGTCCGGCGCGGGCACGGAGGAAGAGTTCGCCGTAGCCTGATACGGTGAGGTTGCAGCGGGTCTCCCACACGGTGCGGCCGTCGGGTGCCTGGGCCTTGTAGTTGCGGGGCAGCAGGTAGGCCATGGCGCGCACGCCGGGCTCGAGGGTGATGCCTTGCACGGCCAGGTCGATGAAGGCGAAGAACACCGAGATGGGTGTGCACGATTTCAGTTTCTCGCTGTCGCGCATGAGGTGTTGGAAGTGGTTGGCCTCGCGTTCGTACACGCTCTCGCCGCCTTCCTTCCAGATGGCGTTGTACACGTTGATGAATTGCTGGCGCACGAGTTCGTTGCGCACCACTTCGCCGGCACGGAGCTTTCCGATTTCGGCGGCCATTTTCATTGCGTCATTCATAATGATGATGTTTTTTAAAGGGTTGATAATTGTTTGTTGCTTGCGCCGTGCAGGGTGCGGCGTCCCTCGATGCCGGTTGCGCTTCCGTCTTGCGTGTCCTTGCGGGCCGACCGGTGGAAAAGGGAGGGAGGAAGGACCGGCCTTCTCCCCTCCCCCAACAATCAATCTACCTTAAAAAACACGCAATAAAAAGTGACAACCAGATTATAGGCACCGCGTCTGCGTCCCGCCTGATGGAGGCGGGGCGACGCGTTGGCGGCCGCCAGGGATTCGCACCCTGACCTCCGCGCCCGTGCCGTGCCCCTCCCCGCTCCTTCTCTTTGTTGTCCGGATGGTTTGAGCGCGAAAAAATCAAGAGACTTGTCTAATACCAAAAATTGTTTAATTAAATAACTAACTTTAAAACTCCAGTATGAACTTCCTTTCACGAGCTGGAACGGAAGGAGGGGCCTCTTGCACGGGTGCGGCGCGCTTGCTGTTGCGCCAGCGGCCGATGAATGGTGTTGCGTTCGCTTGCCGGAGACGTGTCGGTGGTTGCTGCCTGTAGCCGATTGACATCACCCCGCCGCTATGCATCCTGCTTTAGGCTGGGCTCCGCCTGATGGAGGCGGCGGCCCGCGCAGTGCCTTGCGGACACGGGGTGTCCGGTTGGTTTGTTTGGTTGCCCGTCGAGGGATCGAACCTCGTCCTTGGTCTTTCGATCGAGAATGTGCGCCTTTACACCACCGGGCTATAGAGGGAGCGGGACGGAGCCTGCGTGCCGCGTCAGCGGTAGAGGTAGTCCTGCTTTGTTTGCTGCAACTGCCGGAGTTGCGAGGTCTGGTAGGCCATCTTTCCGGGCCGCTTCACGGGGTCGACCAGTCCGGCGCGTCGCCAGCGGTCCACGTTCCGGCGGCCGAACATCCGGTAGGCCTGGCTCTGGCTCACGTACTCGGGGTCGTCGTGCGTGTCGCGCAGGGCCTTCAACAGGCGGGCCACCACATCGTTGACGAACGTGTCGTAGGTGACCGTCTTGTCCTGGAAGTTAATCTGCAGGGGTGCGTCCATGGCTGCTCTTCTTTCGTGGGTCAGTCGTCGAACGTCGTGCGCCACTCGATGTAGAACTGGCGGACGAGCGCTGCCATCAGCAGGGTGATGCTGATTACGAACACCCAGCCCCAAAGGCTCTCAATCACGCCCTGTACGGCCCACCACACTGCGCTCACGATAACGCTGACGAGCACCAGCGCCGCGCTGACCATCTGCAGGAATGCAATCATTCTTTCCATACTCTTTTCGTTTTTAATGGTTCCAAACTCAAAAATCTTACTTCACTCTCTTGACGATGACCGTGCGGTTCTGGTTATCCTTGTGCACACGGAACTTGCGGTTGAGCATGAAGCTCAGGTCCGAAGCGTTCGTCTTGGCCGAACCCAGCATCGAGGCCGGGAACGTCAGGCTCTCTCCTACCTCGAGGGATGCAAATGCATGACGGGTAGTGCCTTCACGGAAATTATTCTCCATAACTTTTGGTCGTTTGCTGTTTTTTGTTTAACTTTATGGTGCAAAGGTATCAAATTTAATCGTATGCTATTAAATTTAATAGTTAATATTTGCTAATTACTATAATATTTTTTCGTCTAATTTTATAAATAGTTGATTATCATGAATTTGCAGTTGATTAAAAATTACTGTGAAAGCCGCCAAGG